CCGCGCCAAAAACGGAAAGGCATAGCAGCAAAATTGCATGCAGTGGAATGGTACTCAATCGGGTCTCCAGCACCTGGATCATACTGTGTAGTAACACAGGGTGAGACTCCAATGGACCATAAAATCTGTCCAGGGACATCTGACTGACTCCAAACAGTTGACTCGATGAAAGATTCACGAGTCGAAATTGACTGAACAGTCATCTCATCGACACCAGAATCGAGACCAACAACAGAAGGATCTATCGTTAACTCTTGTTTGCAATCTAATGCAATTTTATTACTGGTGTCAGGTGTATTCGTGTTCGCCAAATTTGGCAAAAACCGAGGAGTAAAAGTTTGTGTCGGTGCTAAAGTTTGAGCACGAGAATAACCAAATATTTTCGCCACGCTAGACACGGCACTTGCACCCAATTCCGTAGCCCGTGCATACGGGCCTATGAAAGGTGCGTTTGTAAGAGACCCCGCAATACGTGCGACAGTCGATGCAGGTCCGGATACAGGTCCACTGCCGTACTCGTCGGACTTATTGGACTTAACGGAGACGCGTGGTTTACGTTTCTTAGCCACGCCCATCTGTGGTTCAAGTTCAATCCCACCTTGGCCAGCAAGGCCAGCAATATTATTAGCGGTGGGAACTGAAAGAACCACATCTTCCATCCAGGCAAGTACTGTAATAGTAATGGGATCAGTGGCCCCATTAGCGTGGCGCAATTGATTAAGCTCACGCATGGATAATCGTCCCATGTTTATCCAATCCCCCTCAACCAAATTAATGGTGTCGGTGGGACACAAAAATGGACAAACAAGATCACCACCTTCATTGAGTGAAGGATCGATGAAAATTTTGGGACGTTGAGAAGCCTCGACATTGTCGGGAAAAATCAAGGCTCTATCCAGTGTTAAATTATCCGCAGTATATCGCGGAAGATAATTGACTAACAAGCGTCCATAATAGAATCCATTGCCATTAACTTGAAAACGCAAGTGCAACTTTCCTTTTAAAAGGTGATAGTTACACATACGATTAGCAACACGAGGATTCGTGAGAAAAAGGTTCCAAGGATCGAAAAATTCGTAAAATCGAACAGTTGTCGACCACTCGAACTCATCCAAAACAATCGGACGCTCGAAGAAATTTTGTAGGTCTGTCTCATCATTATCAGTAATAGTTCTGGTCTCGTCATAGCATGAAGCTACACGCTGTTCGAAACCAGGACTCTCGTCATTCGTAGAGACAGTCTGGGATTTAAGGGTGACCGCAAGGTCAGCTATTTTATTTTGTGTTTCTGTAAGTCGATATACAATGCGAGGTTGACTCATTCCTCGCAAATGGATGTTTTTATTTATGCATGAGTGTAAGCGTCTACTAGTGTCTGGGAAAACAAACAAATGACCAGAAACAAAAAGTGCGTAATCAAATCACTCATGTTTGCGTAGTTTACCGTCCTCGCCAAGACAGGCTGTACCTATGTGAAAAACTTCATCTTACGTTGCCGCTTTGTGAGTTCACAATTACTCCACACGTGTGTTATTATATCACCACGCACAGTGAAGGAGTGAATACGACGACCGGGATTCAGTTGAGCCATATGGAACAGCATAAGTTTCGCCTGAGCATTTGCATAAGGCGAACGTTTGCGACCCTTTTTCAATTCGAAAATGAAAAGATCTTCTTTTAACAGAAAACCCAGGTCTATGTCACCTACAAGTTGGTCTTGAAAATATATATTGTCTTCATAGAAACAGGGTTT